AGTCCTGCGCCAGAAAGTAAAACTTTTCTGCTGGCAGACCCACAAACTCGCACGCAGCAAGATAAAACGCAGCCTGCTGATAATACTTGAACGTGTTAATCGCAGCCCTAAAGCCACGCGGTGAGGCGTCTCGACACGTCTTGAGATCCCACACGTCAGTGCCCGTATACCAATCGAGCTTCGCTTTACACGGCTGACCGCACCAGTTGAACACCAACGTCAACTCTACCCGGTGATCAGCGGTAGGGATGTAATCGGACAAAACAGCACGCCGTTCCATGCACAGGTCATACAAATCTTGCTTACAGGGTGTACGGTCGCCCAAGTCTTCTAGCCATTCCGCATACTCCGCTTTCCCAGCCTTGGTTCGCCGGTCTACTGGCGGCTCGATAGCGAATTCGTCGAGAAACTTGTGGTGCTCCAAAAACACAGTGTGCTGCACGCGCCCCTCTAAGAGCGCAGGCGACTCTTTCATCTCGCGTTGGTGCTTCCATGTAAAGGGACACTTGATCAACGTAGTCAGGTCGTGTGAGCGCCAGGCCGGTATGCTGGCATAGGTTGGGTAGTCGAGATCCTCATATATACCGGGCTTGAATTCCATATCACACTCCACACATCCCGTCACATTCATCACCAAAGTCCATCATAATCTGATTCGATGCTGGGTCAGCTAGGTCTGCTTCACCCATGATTTTCTTTGGCAAGTTGGTCATTTAACACAATCCACGCCTTGGCAGCTGTATGTGGCACTACTCCGTTCCCCAGAAGCCTAAGTCTGTCCACCCTAAAGGCAGCCCCATTAACCACTCGACCCACGTTGGGTTCAGTTGCCCAGCTGACTGGCTCTGGTTGTCCGTGTGCTGTACTGCCACGTCGAGCGTGTCCTTGCTGACCTTGCCGTTCCTGATCCTGCCCCCCTGATACCCGCCCTTGTGATCCCTGGCTGCTGGCGTCGGCCACATCTGAGCCGCAATCGCCAAATTGTCTGGAATCTTTTTGTTCTTCGACTTGGGGTCTGTTTTTCTTTCCATCCTCGCCTTCCAAGTCTCGTATGATTGTTCGGGCATCATTGCCTGTGGCGTCGGCCACATCACCTGCTCGATCAACCCCCGCTGGCTGGTGGTTCCGTCTTTGTTCTTCGCCCTCACCGTTCCATTCTTTGTTTGATAAAGATCGCCCCCTCGTATTGGTTTCCCGTCCGTCGCAGTTGGCGTCACCCAATATGTAAACTCGCTGTCGCTGGCTGTCGGTGTTGGCCATTGCACCTGATTGACCAATAGGTCTCGTTTGCCATTTTTCGACTGATTTAGTCCACTGTGTTTCGAGTCCTGCACCATCGGCGTAAGCCAAGATGTAGACCCGCTTTCTCTGGTGAGGTGCGCCAACTTCAGACGCGCTGAATATTCCCCACGTCGTTTGGTAACCAAGTCTTTCCAGATCATCGATGACCTGTCTGAGTCCAAGGCTGATGTGTCCTTCGACGTTCTCGAAGAAGCATCGAACAGGTCTAATTGTTCGTATGTGGTCGTAGATGTATGGCCAGAGGTGTCTGGGGTCTTCGACGCCTTTGCGCAGCCCAGCGGCGCTGAACGGCTGGCAGGGATAACCGCCAGTGAGGACATCAACTCGGTCTCGAAAGCAGTGTGCTGGCAGGGTTTTAAGATCCGTCCACACAGGTGCCGAAACCAGCTGTCCCGCTTCCATCTTTGCGACCAGGTTCGCAGCTGCGAAGGCTTCGATCTCCACATGAGCGACTGTTCGATGTTCAAACCCGGCAAGCTCAAGTCCTCGCTCGATGCCACCGTATCCAGTGCAGAGACTGAGGACGGTTGGTAGTTCTTGGGTACAATCCACATCAGACACCACACATCCCGTCACACTCGTCACCAAAGGCCATAACGCTGGACTGAACCCCTGCACCTAAACTAATTATCGTGAGCATCTACTTCTCCGAATTAGTCCCGCCTTCGGCCACGCGGACGGGAACGCGCTCAGGATCGAAATGACAACGATCTGGCCTAATTAGTCCCGCCTGTTAGTCACGCGGACGGGCACGCGCTGGAGGGCGTGATGAAGACCCTGACTAATCACAAGCCGACGATAATTCCAGCGAGGAAGCCTACGACGGAAACTAGAATCATCGCCCAACTCGTGAATCTTGGAACGCTCAACCAATCCATTCCCTCAACCTGATTGATCCTTTCGAGGATCATCTCCTCGCGAGTAACGGAGGTACCAAATAGCTTTGCTCGAATCCTCATGCTTTTCACCTTTTTTCCCTAATCGCCAAATATATTTGAAAGCCGCTATTTCAGCGTACTCCTCCACACGTTTTTTCCCAAACGCAGAAACCATCGCGTCAATGCACTCAATTTCTCCAGAAGCATAGTGCGCTGGGCTGTTGACCATATCTGGTTTCTTGCGCGGTTTGGCTCGCTCAGCCATCAGAACGGAATGTCGTCTTCAAAGTCTTCTACCGCGTCTTCAACTGTTGGTGCGGTTGCCGGCGCTTTGCTCATCGCAATCTGCATCTCAAAGCACGGCTCAACTTGCTCTTTGTTCGGCTCGTCACACCCCGCAATTTTCCATTTCACAAAGAAGGGCAGTTCCTCAAAGATGTCACACGCCTTTTTGCTTTTCTCGCTGGACTTGCCGGTGAACTCGTCAATGTAATCTTCAAGATCGAAGATGACTTGCTCATTTTCTGTCTGGACCTTTTTAGGTCCGCCGTCAGCACAAAATACACCCGTCACTTTGTCTCTACCGCCAGAGGTGCGGCCCACGCCGATTTTGCACGACACGCCGATTATTGCCGTCAAGTCGAAACCTTCAAGTTCTTTTGGCTCAAAGATTTTATTGCGCCAAGCCTGCAAATCTCTGCGTAGGTTCGCCCTTTCACCCAAACTCAACCGGTACTCTTTGAAAACAGACATTGGACGGTCGTCCTCAGTTCGCGTCTTTGGTAACTCCCACCAAATGAACACCGAGTGTAGTTTGGTCTTTTCGCCCTGATATTCGTTCCAGTTTGTGCCTGCGTCCACAAGTTTATAACAAATTGCATCATGCATGCCCTCCGGAACCGGCACATATTGATAATCACCTCCACCAGAATCGCTCGCGAATATCGCCATCGCTTTTTTCCTATTGCTCGTTTGTAACAATTTGGACTATATTACAAACCTTTACATTTTCGCAAGCGGGAAAAGTTGATGAGCCTAAAAAAAATTAGGGGCGGTCCAAAAAAAGATTTGTCAAGGCCGTTGTCAGGCACCCTACGCGAAAGTTTCATCGATTTCCTTGCAAACCACAACATGGAGTTTGACCCAAAAGAAGGGCTAGTCGAGCACGGCAGAGGTAAAGCCTGGAGCGCCTACAACGGTAGGGCGCGGAAGGACAAGGGTTGGTATCTGCTGTTCTTGCACCAAGAAAGCCCACTCGGTCTGTGCTTTGACTGGAGAGAAGGCGATAGCCCGATCGCTCGATGGTCACCGGACGGTCGCGAGAATCTGTCAGAGCAGGAGCGACTGAGGGAGCGCGAACTCATCGAGCAGGCCCGTGCAGAGTATTTGGCAGTGCTCGCTGAGCAGCACAAAGAAAAGGCGAAAGAGTGCCGCAAGATCTGGAAGCACGCCGCAAAGGTCGATGACCATCCGTATCTACAACGCAAACAAGTGCCGAATTATGGGCTGAAGTTATCCACAGGCCCAGACTACGAGGGCTATCTCATACTCCCATACCGTGACGAAACCAAACAGATCGTCACGCTGTCCTACATTCCTGCACAACCAGGCGAACAAAAGTGGTGGCACAAAGGCGCAAAACGCAAGGGCACCTACGCGCTTATTGGTGCGGAACTGCTGCAAAAGCCAACTCGCATCAACTACGTTGAAGGATATGCAACAGGCGCGAGTTGGTTCGAGCACCACAACAAAGAAGAGCCAGTGGTCATTACCGGCGATGCGAATGGCATGATCGATGTGCCCAAGCTATTCGCGGAGTGGTATCCGGACGCAACCCACGTTTTCATTGGAGACAACGACGAGAACGAGACAGGGCAGAAGGCTGCAGAAAAGGGCGCAAACGAGGTCAAGCTGCGCGGTGGCAACGCTGAGGTT